AAGGCGCTGCGGCTCATCTTTTTGAATACCGCGTCAAACGTTTGAGTTTCAAACTTGCCGCCGTCAACAGGTATCTCTACCTTGATCGGCCACTTGTAAGTCGCGGTTTTCTTTAGGACAAAGGCCATAAAAATCAGGTAAAGACCACCGAAAGCTCGTTGTTTCCAGCAGTAGTTGGCAAAGCCAAATACGGCATTGACAACGAAACGACCCCATTGGTGTCGCCGTAGGTACAACCAGTGATGTCGGTTTGCGGCGCGTTGACAGTGACAATGTTACCACTGCCTCCGCTAAGCACAAGGCTGGTACTGCCAGTGGCCGATGCAACGGCTTTCGCAAAGAAATCGGTTGTGCCAATTGCAGGTGCTTCAATCACAGCAGTGCCACCAGGGGCACGGTTTGTGATCAATACCTCTTGGTTGGAAGTTGTTTCTTTGTAAAGCAGTTCGTTGTTTAAGGCCAGATCAAAAGATTCAATACGGCTAGCACTGACCCCGTGGAAGGTTGCGGTTGTCACGTTGGTGTCATTGACCTCAATAGCAGCAGCTTGGTTGGCAACAGTGAAGCTGCCGCTCAGAGCGGTGTCATCAGGAGCGTTATAAATACCAATGAATTGGAAGCTAGCAACGGCAAACTGCCCGGCAGTCATGTTAAAGCTGACAGTGCCACGAGCGCCTGTAATTTTATGGCGAGTGCCATCGTAAAAACAATACAGAGTGGCACTGTCGAAGCTGCTGCTGACGCCAGCATAAGTAACGCTTGTGCTTGAAACAATAGTCTCAGACAAGCCTGACGCCTTAAGAAGCGGTCCAAAAGCTGGGGCTGTTCCTGCGGTGCCAGAGCCAGCAAGCTCTACATCAAAAGTAATACTGACGCGCTTGTTGGCAACTAAGGTGCCGCGAGTGCTATTGCCGATGAAACCTTGAAATGCAGCAGCCTGCACATTGTCAGATTCAATCGGAGTCACTTCAACGTTGGTGACTTGAATCGCGTTGCTGCCCCCAACAGGTACTGAGTCTGTCCCGTAGGTGCTCTCAATCTTCGCTACTAGGAACTTCTTGCGAGTCAGTGCCATTGTCAGTAGGGGTGTGGGATTCTGTGATCAGTGTAAGGCTTCCGGTCTTAGGATCAAACAAGTAACTGCCGCCTGCCCCCGGAGTGGGCACCTCTTTATCGATTTTAGCCATAGCACTAGGCGTTGGTGAGCAAAGTTCTGCTTGTACGATAGCGCACAAGAAAATCCTGGCTGATGATTGCCAAGGGTATGTCTGCCTCAAACAGCGCAAAGTCTGTCCGGTCTGGCGTCAGGTCAAGGGCATAGCCATTGACTGTTTGATCAGCCATCAGTTTTTGATGCACCTGCTGCGTGTAGGTGTCAGAGTCATCGTCAGGTATCGCCGCCCGAACCAAGGTGCTGATGCGGACCCGCAAGGTCCAGTCAAGCTTGTCAAAAAAGTTTGTATCAACCGGCTGGTCGCTGACGGCCTCAACAATTACGGCAGGCACCTCACCACGGGCCAGGGGCTCTACGCGGCTTCTGTAGACCGTTGCGCCTGTGATGGTGTCCAGATTTGTCTTAAGCCTTGCGAGGATCAGTTCGCGGCGCGTGTCAGCCATGGCTACACCTTGCTCAACAACAGCTCGCTAAACAATCCGTCGTCTATTGGCAGGTTTTGCCTGACCGTGTAAGAAGTGCCGTCAACCGTGATCGCGGTCCCACGGACAGTGGCGCTGACATCAGATGTCTTTGCATAAAGCAAATACTCCCGCGTCAGCGCCATGCCGCCTGCTAGCTGCTCCATTGGCGAATCCAGAATCCCAACAAAACTTGCGCCAGCACCAATTTGGCAAGTAACGCCAAATTCGTCAGTGTTAAGAAATGCAAGAGTATCTGAAATCGCCATCAGAATCAGACGCCGTACTTCTTGCTGAACAGCAGGGTCACGGAAGCAGTGAACGCAGGCGAGCTGGTGCCACCGATGGTTGCTACAGCCCGAACGTAACGGCGAACGTCGTTCGTGTTAAAGCTAAGCTTTTGCTGCGATGCAGTGCTTGTGACTTCCGTGAAGGTCGCGCCAGTAATGTCGGTAAACGCCGAGTTGTCAGCCGAGTCTTGCAGCTTGACGTTGTAGGTAGGGTTTGTACCGGCAGTTGCCGCGCCGCAATCGAGGATTACGACAGCATCGCCCTCGGCATCGTTGCTGCCTTGCAAGTCAAAGCCAGTGCCATTGGCATTGGCCGTGCGTGACAGGGTTGGGAGCAAGCTGCCCAGGGTCGTTTTAGTCCCGAGGTTGTGGATCATTGGAGTTTCTCCGTTTAGAGGTGAGTTTAGCGGGTTCAGGCTTTTGGTCCGTAATCACAACTTGATGAATTACAGGAGCTGCCATTGCTTTTCCAATACCAATTAACAAACGAGAGGCTTGCTCACTGGTTTCTACGATGTCGCCAACGCTGACCTGCTTGAGGTCAACAATGGTGCTTCGCAGCATTTGGATGCGCATTGGCTGCTCCTTAATTATCAGGACATCTTGCAGATCGACTCAGGATGACGAATGGCTACGTCATAGTCCTGCATGGCAATCACACGCACAGTTCCAGCAGCAGAGCCGGTATACGGGTCAACCATAATGTCAAGGCCGCTGTAGAAGCCAATCAGAATGTCGCTGAAGTTGGCAAACACAGCAGTGTTGCTTGGCATTGAGTTTGAGACATAGGCTGGGTAGCCATTGATAGTGTTGTCTGCCTCGTAGATGAAGTTTGCGTTGGTGCCAGAAACAGACTTCTCAGTCGTCTTCAGGGTGCCACGCAGAGCTGAGTTCATCAGATAACCCAAGCTGCCAAGCAGCGCGTTATCAGTGCTCAAAGAGGCTTCCGCGTTCACATAATCAAGGAACGTTGTGACGCCAGATTCGGTGTTGATGCCGGTAGTGTTCAGGAAGCCCAGGGGCAGCGAGCCAGTGCCAGTGCCGTTAATGGCTTGGTTCTCAACCTCAATCGCAATTGAAGTGGCGAGGTCACGGCGGACCAGGCTTTCAATGTCGATGGTGGACTGAAGCAGCAGGCGCCTCGAATAGTCAGTCAATGCACCGATGGTGCGCGGTTGCATCGTCACCTGATCCACAGACAAAGCTGATTCGGTGATTGCAGCAGACTCAGCAACGTGGAACACAGTTGCGCCGCCGCTTTGCCGAGGCAGAGCGATCATGCCTTGAAGACCAGTCAGCACGGTTGCGCCAGCGGTCTGCAAAACAAGTGCCTTGCGGAGCAAGTCAATAAAGCTTTCGCTAAGCAGCTCCGTGGCAACCAAATCGCCACCAGCAGAAGCAGAGCCAACCGTCAGATCGCGGCGGCCATAGCCGAGCACATCAGCAGGCACAAGGAAACCACGAGCTTCCTTGCCAGACTTTTGCTGTGCAGCACGGCTAACTTCCATTTCAAAGGCAGCCGCCCGTTGTGCCTCGACACTGTTCGGGTGAGCTAATGCATTAATGGCACGCAGGAAGGAGAACTGCTTGCGCTCAGCGGTAGTAAGACCGATCTCAGCGTCCTTCGGATTGACAGGCTTTTCTTTGACGCCCATCTTCTCAAGCAGAGCTGAGCGCAGTTCGTCAAGGCCGCGAGAGTTGGAAATGAACTCCTGAGCAAGCTCAGAGTGTCCGGTGCGTTGCCCAAGGGCAATCATTTCAGCAAATTCCTTCGCCTTGGCTTGACCAGCTTCAGCGCGGATAACATCAAGGTTGACAGGTTGATCCACGGTTGGGACTCCGTTGTTGGGTGGTGATTGGACGGCTGAAGCCGCGTGTGTGTCTTCATTATGATAGAAGGCACGGCCTATGCCGACTGAGCTGTCTGCGGGCGTAGTTACAAGCGACAGTTCGAAGGGTTGATAACTGGTAGCACGATAGGTCACTGGGGTGGTGGTCCTATCCTCTTCCATCTCATTGATCTTGTAGCCAAAGCTGACGTTGCGGATAATCCCGTCTTTAATCAGCTCTTGCATTTCACGGCCTAGCTCGTTGTTGGCCAGTTTGACCTCGGCATAGGCACGCTTCTTTTTGATGTAAGCCCTTTCAACAACGCCGATAATACGGTCTGCGTCATGGTTGTAGAGCAGAGGAGCGCCATTGTTGAGGCGTGACATATCCATGCACCCCTCGTCCATGCTCAGCACCTCCATCCCGTAATAACGCTCTACGGGTGTTTCACTTGCAAAAGAGAACGTGATGCGGCGATCATCTGCCTCAGCAAACTCCGTAGAGATCGCCCTGCTCAGTAGCTTGCCTTCATGGAAACGCAGTGCTGGGATCTTGGTGAGCGTTGAAAACCTGTGCCCGACGATTCGGTCAGTCTCATTGTAGCTGCCATTCTCCTCGCGGTACACCCGAATCAAGGCAGCAGGGTTGTCCTCTGTTGCGTTGATGGTGAATGAGGAGTCAGGTACATCAAGCGATCCCTCGCGGATGATGCGAGTGATCTTCCCGCGAGCCATACCGCCGCTGCTGTCCCATTCCACAAAATCACCGACGCTCAAGCTGCCGGGTTCAGCGCGATAGGACTCCTCCACCGCATTGCCCTCCTCGTGCCCCTCAATGGCGCGGTCTTCTGCGTTTTTAATGGCAGTTGATTTCATAGCACTCCATGTTTGTCCGGGGTCGCCCCCCCATGCCGCCCATGCTACCCGACCAGGAGAGGGGTAATCGTCACCGGGGCTAAAGCCTTTGCCTTTTTTGTCTACTTCATGGCGAGCGAACCATGCGTTCATCTGGATTACAACGTCAGGCGACAACTCACCGCCAGACAAGATTTGGTTTGCACGGTTGGCCGCAACGTTGGTGCCGCCGGGTTTGCCGTCTGCTTTCCACGCTTTGTAGCGCCTCGCCTCAGCTCTCATGCCCTCAGTCGGCGTGAGATTAATCT